GTCGATGAATTGAGCTTTGGCTGTGGGCGATACAACGGTCATTTAGACACCTACACAACTTGTAACGGTCAGGATGACCGAAGGAATAGCGGGAACTGGGCTAGACGCAGCAACATACGGAATTGAGACATTTAAACTGCTAGAGGAATAAACCAGCTCAAAATAATCGCCTGTCTGAAGGTTTAGCACGAAATTCCATGCGGCGACAATCGCGTCGTTAGATCCGCCGGTTAATGTCACTTCTGTCGCCGAATCATCTACATCAATACCGTTTATTCGAGGCCACATATAAACGCGCTTAGTGCCGCCTGCCGTATTATGTATTTGCGCGGAAAACTGAAAATTATACGTAGCTGTGTTGTCTACATAGACTTGCGAAGTAACCGAACCAAGATATACGCCATAGGTCAAATCAGACCCATCCGCGCGGGTATATGTATTATTGAATGTTATGGCGTATGCCGTGTTAATTGCGGCTGGCGTAAAAGTTGTTGTGCTATAAAAAGATCCGTATCGTCGCCCAGCTTCAAGTGCTTGGTAAGTATTAAAGAACCAACGATACCACGGGCGGTTAACGAACCCCGTAGTGTCGTCATTCATCTTAACGCGCGCGGCGGGGATCTGTGTGTTGTTATCGACTAGGTTAGGCATTGGTCGGGCTCGCGTGCAGTTCAGCGCCCATGATGGCGATCTGAACAGGGTCGGTGCCTGATACCTCGTAGACCCTATCGCGGAGTTTTAGTGTCATACCAAGCCGACGCCAGATCGTGCGGTAGCCTGTCTGACCGATCTGACCCATAGATTTCCAATGCTCGTTAGACCAAGTATGTCCGCCATCGTCAGACCAGCGCAGCATAACTTGGGGATTAGCTCCGACCGTGACGGTATAATCGGCATAATCTCGAATCAGTAAGGGAGATCCAGCGCGGTCAAGAATAAAATCATGTGCGCGATCATAAATATAAATAATATCATTGACTTCCTCTTGGCTATAGCCTGGAAGACCGACGCCAGCCTGACAGTCTAACTGAAGGCTATGTTGCGCTGTGCGGTTTAAATCATTCTGACCTGTAGGCAACGCGCGCCATGAGCGCAGCCATTTCTGAGTTGTGCCAGCCTCCGAATAAACCGTAGGATCATATGCGTAAATTTCACCCGTGCGGTAATCGCCTATGACAACTTCATTATTGAAATTCATCTGACAGTTACCGCGCGTGCGGGTAAACTGGTCGTTTTCCCATCCAGCGCGTTCATGCCATGCGCCGGTCGCCACATCATAGACCCATGTCGTATCGGCGGTAGGAAAGTTTAAAACGTAAAAGCTATGACCATCTTGTTGATAAGTATAACCCACAGCGTCTGATAGATTAGAATATTGTTGGATTTGCCATTCAACAGCGTGTGTAGATATGCGTTCGCCAGAGTAGCCTTTTGAGCGATACACAATGCCGTTACCGCGTTGGTCAGCGCCCAGCCAAAACAGGCCATTGTCAAGTTTGGCTACTGAGTAAGCAGCCAGACAACCAATTTCGTTAAACGCGCCTTGGATGCGCGCCATAGGAAAGTCAGGCAGTCCGGCGTTATACCAGACTTCAACTGAGTTAGTGCCGAATAACCAGATTTCGCGGTGGTCTACAATTAGCGTGACAAGATTGTCAGGTGAACCTTCCGCGCTGGCGAAATACAATGGATCGAGTGTTGTGCTTGTTGAGTCCAAAACCCAAAAGATCTGACTGTCGGGCTGATTAAAAACAAACCAACCGTCAAGAAAACCGCATCCAACAGCGCCAGCAAAAGGTGATGTAAGTTCTGTAAGGAACGGCGAGAATGTCAGCGTAGTGCCGGTATTGGTGGCAGTAGCCGCTGCCGATAGAATAAAGAAAGGCGAAAACGTCAAGGTGACGCCTGTATTGGTAGCAGTCGCGGCGGCTGATAAAACAAACGTCGTAGTATTAGTTATACTGGCAACTCTTGCGCCTGCCGGAATACCTGTGCCTGACACAGGCTGACCCACATGAATATTAGTCGTGCTGCCGCCCGATACGGTCGTGCTTGTATTAGTCGTGTTAAATGTGGTCGTCGTCGTATCATAAACTACGCTGGAAACCGTTGCGCCCGACGGGATACCCGTGCCAGACACAGGCTGACTAGGGTAAACATATGTCACATCGCCATTATATACAGTTGTGACTGTATTGGTCGTGTTAAACGCAGTTGTGTTATAAGTGCTATTATAAATGTAACCTTTATTATCGGCGGCGATAAACATTTGCCTGCCGTTATCGGTCATATTAACTTGCGTTGTAGCGTCTACAGTTCCAATCGCAGTAACATTCCATTCGTAATCAATTCTGTATAATGTTGTTCCTGAGACTGCATAGCCATAATAAACTTTAGCGCCAGTCGTAGACCCTACTTCGTCGCTGTAAAATGTCCAAAGACCGCGAACTGGCCCATTACCCATACGCGCAAGAAAGCGCAGCCCAGGCGCGCGTTGAAGCCAAGCGGCCTCTTTACCGCCTTCAGGTATAACCTCAGGAAAGAGATTTACCATGCGGCTGTCAGCCGCGTTGGGGCTTCTAGTTACATATGAGCTGCCTAAGATCGGCGTCTTCATTAGTAGTTGCCCGCATAGATGTTATAGCGCTGACGTGTGCCGACAATGCTGTAAGGCAGAGCCATGATGTCGTCAGGGTTATTGATGCGCTTCAGATTGCGCTTGCTATACATGGCGATCCGGCTGACCGTAGGCGATGGCTCGACACCAAACTCAGGGGCCAACTCGCAAGCCAGATTGTAACGAAACGCCCGTAAATACCCAGGCGGGAAAAGGATCGCCGTTGCTAGATTAGCAGGCTGCGACAGCTTTTCTACTGAAATGAAATGCCATTCTAACAGTCTTAAAGGGACTGGATAAATGACCATATCAATGTTTGGATAGGTCATATTGGTGAATATGACCTGTGGGTAAGTAGACGTTACGGTCTTAACGGCAATGCCGTTATATTGTTGCTGATTGATAAATTTGATGCCGTAAGACACGTTGGTCTGCGGATCGCGGAAGTAAGTAGAATCGTCCAACAATACAGGGCGTTCGCCCACGAAGTCGCCGGTCGGCCCCAGCGTGCGGTTGCGTTCGCCTGACGGCCAATTAAATACTTGATCCTGAGTTGAGAATACCGACAGTCGTTCGGTATTCCAACTGTCGATCATCTGATTCAGAGCAAATAGCGCGTCATTCGCTGTCTCGGACGAGGGCGTTTCGCCTTCGGCTAACACTCCGAGGAGCCTCAACGCTCCCACTATCTGATCGTAGCAACTGTATGTCGTCATTTGGGTCGAACCTCTCCCAGCCGTTCTCAATATCGGCTTCGGCCTCTAGGTCGAGACACGCCACTTTAACCCCATGTTCGGGGTGTTTCAAATAAATAACAGCCATTGGTTACTTTCTAAAGAAATACAGCGGCCCGTAGGCCGCCATATATTAAGAAGCAAGCAGCGGGACAGAATACCAAGTCGTTGCGTCATATGCGATGAGCAGCGAGGAAGTATTGGCTGCAAGCACATAGTTGGAGTCAACCGTGATTGCATTGATGCCGTCGCCCGTGGCAGGCCATACTTTAAGAATGGCGGCAGCGCCATTTTTAATAATGACCGTGCGACCCGCGATAGCCGCTGGAAGTTTAACACCTTTAGTAGCGTCAGCCGCTGTTACAAGCGTAAGCCCGTCTGATATTGATGCGGCGTCGGACTGTGTTGAGCCAGTCGCAGCTACAGTAGCCGTCTTTAGATAAAGACCGCCAGTTGTCGTGATGTCGCTTGCGCTAACCGAAGTCGCGCCAGATATAGTGCCGCCGCTGATCGTTGCGCCCGTGATGGTTGTGCCAGCTACGAGTTCAGGATCAGAAAAAGCAACACCAACCGCTTTGGTGTTTGGCATGGAAATGTCCTCTAAAGAGAGAAGAGTGGGCTTGCGCCCACCCTATTTATGCGATGCGGTAAAGCGTCCAAGTCGTATCGCTGGTTTTACGAGCGCGGAAAGTGCCTGATGTAGCCGCTGCTACAGCCGCATCCCCAACAATCGTCCACCCCGTGCCGACCGTAACCGTGGCAGCGTGAGTAGCTGCCGTAAGGTTAATGACGACCCAATCAAACGAACTATTGATCTTGGCGCTAGGCACAACATCATTGATACCAAGCACTGTCGGAGCAGCCGAAGACGTGACTACCAACGGAAGCTGCATGTTTGCACCTGCGCCCGTTAAGCTAGTTGTAAGGATGCCGCCTACAAGTTCCTGCGAGGTAAGCGTAGCTGCGGCTGTTTTAGCAACAGGCGTTGGCTGAACTGACATAGCAGGTTCATTAGTGTCGCCAGCGGTAAATTGATATCCGCCTGTGCCGGTCGAAAGAGCCGGATCTGGGCCAAGAGTCTCGAGCGGATAAGCAGCGCTCTGGGTAACAGGATTATAGGACATGGATTAAACTCCAAAAGAGATGGAAAGAGGCGGCTACAAGAGCCGCCATCTATATTAGCCCCAAAGGCGAACGGCCATCTGCGGACGAATCACGCTGTAGCCATAGAGCACGTCAATACGGCAAGGCAGACGGTCGTTGTTGATGTCATACTGACGAACAACGCGGAGCGAAATGCCATTGTGAACTTGACGGCTTGCCATATCGACGCCCTGCGGAAGCAGAAGGTCGGCGGTGGCGAAGCTGATCGCGTCACGATGATAGATCAAGTTCTGTGGATACTGCGTAGAAGCAGCGCCGAGGAACGTGACAGCCGCGCCGGAAACCGGCAGAGCGTCAACCGTGGCAAGAGCGTGAGTAGCCGAATACATCGCGTTAACCTGAACCGAAGCAGTAGTTGACGCCGTAACGTCAGCAAGAGCAACGAACTGATACAGCGAGCCGGTTGACTCACGGGTCTGTGGGTTGACAGCGAAGACGCTACCGATGGTGAACACGTCGCCAGCTTTGATCGTCGTAGTCGTAAGACCAGTCAGAACAACAGTCGTTGAACCTTCAGCCGTGACAGTCGCATTGACAGTTACGGTGCCAGCGCGCGAGCCAGTCGTGAACTGCTTGATTGACTGAGACATATTCAGCTCGTCGTAGCCGAGAATGCCTTCACCAAACATGCCGTTCTTGAACTGCTTCGAGATAGCCGACACAGGGTTGAACAGACCTTTCATGCCTTCGATCAACGCAGCGTTAGCGGCTGGGTTAACAGTGGCATAGCGAGGCTGCATGACTGCGGCGTTCTCGTTGAGCTTTTGCTGGGCCTGCAACAGGACGAGCGACGTAGCAGGCGTGGTGCCTGGGGTGCCGACCGAGTTGCCGATGTATTTGAAGCTGTTTGCAACGTCGGCGTCGATAGAAGACGCGAGCTGCGAAATACGAGGCTTCAGAACACGTTCAGCGAAGTCGTCCAACTGCATCGTGAGTTCGGCGGTCGTGAAGTTCACGCCGATGTGCTTCTGGCTGGAGACAGTGAGCGTGGTGTATTGCTCGTTGTCGTCCTGAACCTGAAGGGCAGCGCCGTCCGTAACCAAAGCGCGGTCGGGAAGACGGATGCGGAGGGTCGAGCCGATCTTAGCGCCTTCTACAGCGAAAGAGTCGTCATACTGGCGGTTGACAGTACGCGTCAAGACTAAGGAGTTTTCGAGAATTTCCAAAGCCTTGCGGGTAATCATGTCAATTGTTAAAATTGAGTTTGACATATCCTAATTA